AGGTAACACGGTTACGGTAACGGAAGTTGCCGGAAGCTCTACTGTTGTCACCGAGAAAGGCAATAGCGTAACGGTCACTGGTGTCATCGGCGGCGTAAGCCTTGACGCAAACTACGTATATGTGCAGACCTCCCCTTCTGCTACGTGGGTCATAAACCACAACCTTAACAAATACTGCTCCGTAACGGTGGTAGACTCTGCCGACAATATTGTCTTTGGAGAAGTTTTATATAATTCACTCAATCAAGTAACTCTAACATTTTCCGGAGCCTTCAGTGGTGAGGCATTTTTCAACTAAGCTATGGCTATTACATATCTATCACAAATAAAAGCGACAGCAGGTCTTGACTTAACCAAGACACAGCTACTGAACGCCGTCATTCAAAATCTGGCCACCGCCCCGGAATCCCCTAATGAGGGTCAGGTGTACTACGACTCCTCTGCAGGAGACAAGTCAATCTACTTCTGGGACGGAACCAACTGGGTTGACGTAGGTGGTGATGTGCGTAGCGTAATCGCTGGCGCCGGTCTTACCTCTAGCGGAACCCGCGATGTTACCCTTAACGTAGGACAGGGCGTAGGTCTTCAGGTGAACGTTGATGACGTACAGCTCAAGCACCTAGGCCTTGAGGACCTTACAGATCCCAACGCCGACCGTATCTTCTTCTGGGACGATAGCGCAGGAGCGTCTAAGTTCTTGGAGGTCTCTACCGCATCGGGCATTAACATCACCACGACCACCCTTGCTCTTGCAGCAATCCCCAACTCATCGCTTACCAACTCAAGTGTAACCTACACCGCTGGTGCTGGTTTGACTGGAGGAGGTACTGTTGCCCTTGGAGCAAGTGCTACCCTTAACATCGGAGCAGGAACGGGTATCACCGTCAACGCTGACGACGTACAGCTCAAGAACGCAGGAGCCCTTACCAACAATACTGTTTCCAAGTGGGACTCAGCCAATGGCCAGTACATCAACTCTTCTATTACCGACGACGGCTCAACGGTAACGATTGGTGGTAACCTTGACGTAAACGGAACTACCACCACCATTGACAGCATCATTGTATCTATTGGCGACAATATGATGCAGTACGCCAACGCCAACGTGGCGAACAGTGTAGACATCGGCTTCTATGGCAACTACGTCAACAGCGGAACGAAGTACGCTTCGTTCTTCTACGACGCCTCTGCAAGCTCGGTGGGTGAGGCTGTTTTCAGCCTTGGATTTACCGCTACGGAGCCTACCTCTACTGTTTCCAGCCTTACCGTTGGTCGCCTTGTCGCTAACGTAACGGGAGACCTTACTGGTAACGCCTCTACGGCTACGGCCCTTCAGACCGCAAGGACTATTAGCATCACTGGTGACGCTACTTGGACCGTTACGTTTGATGGCACTGCGAACGTCACAGCAGGCCTTACGCTTGCGAACACCGCTGTCACGGCAGGAAGCTACGGCTTAGCCGGTAGCGTGCCTCAGATTACGTTTGACTCTAAGGGTCGTGCTACTGCTGCTGCCAACGTAGCGATTGCCATCACGGCATCGCAAGTGACGGACTTCACCACTGCTGTTCAGGCCATCATTGATGGAAGTGGAGCGGTTGCTAGCGTTGGTGATGGAAGCAATACTGCTTACACGATTACTCACAGCCTTAACAGCCGAGACGTAATTGTTCAGGTGTACGATAATGCTAGTTATGATACGGTATTCACCGACGTAGTTCGAAGCACTGTTAACACTGTTGTGGTGACGTTTGCTACGGCACCTTCGAGCAACGCTTACCGAGTGGTCATCCAACGTGTTTCATAAACGATACATCAGTATTATATGATGATTGAGTGGGGGTTGGCTAATAGCCACCCCCTTCTTATTTCGTAAATTTGCAACTATAAACTAAAGAAACTATGCCAATTCGTTACCTGAGTGGAGTCAATGTGGACTCAAATACGTTAGTTGTAGATGCCGTTAATAATAGAGTTGGTATTAACACTGCAAGTCCAGATTATGCTTTAGACTTGGGCACTTCTGGCACTGGAAATCAAATTAGAGCTAGAAGAATCTACGCAAACGGTACTGGAACGGATAGCGGATATACGCTTGATAACACATTGATATTTCAAGGTGCTTCAAATAGCTTTAACATTACTAATCCTGGTTCATATCCAAGTGTTGCATTTACAATAAACTCATCAGGCAACGTCGGCATTGGTACGACGAGTCCTGCTACCAATCTAGACGTCAATGGTAGTATCAATATAGCTAGCGGAAATAATTTAACTTGGGGCGGAGCTTATGGTGCTGGCATTCCAACAATTGCTGCGGCAGGCGGTGGAATATACTTTTATCCTGCTGGTAGCACCTCTGGTGCAACTATGAGAATTACCAACACAGGTGACGTCGGCATTGGGACGACGGCGCCAACGCAGCTGTTATCTGTTGCGGGCAATACTGATTTAGGAAATTCAATAGGTAATGTCCAAGCATCAACATATACGACAAGGCTAAGTGGATTCGCTCTTTATTATGACGCATCAAATCGTTACGGAAACTACGGTGTATTATTGTTGAATGCCGATAGTGGATGGACTTCGAGCTCAAGACGTTTTATGATTACAAATGGCTATAGCGCCAATAAGCTTGCAATCATAAGGTCCGTTGACTCTACAACTGACCCAGCATTAGGCTACGGTGGTTCTGTAACTTCTGGCACGGTAGACTTTGAAATAAACAACGCAGGAGCAGCGACCTTTGGCTCAAGCGTAACAGCTTCTTCGCTCATCAAGAGCGGCGGCACATCAGCGCAGTACCTGATGGCGGATGGTAGCGTTTCAACGCTAACCAATCCGGTTACGGGGACAGGTACTACTAATTATGTGCCTAAGTTCACAAGCTCAAGTGCTATTGGGAACTCTCAGATTTTTGACAATGGTACTAACGTCGGCATTGGTACGGCGAGTCCGTTTTCTAAACTAGAGGTAGCTGGTAATATAAAATTAGGGAACACCCTAGACAATACGCAACGGTTTATTGGAAGAGGAGATGCAAATAGTGAAGCATCTTCAAATGGTGGCTCAATTGGTTTTATAAGCTCCACGACAGAGGACCATTTAACCTTCAATACCCACAAGTCTGGCGTTAGCCAGGGGGAGCGTATGCGTATTACGAGTACTGGGGATTTACTTGTTGGAACCACGTCAAGTACATATTCAGGTGCCGGGAGAGGTTTAATTGTTGTAAACGGTTCAACTAACTCTCTTTTTGGTTGGTCAGTAGGTGGCGCCTCAAAAGGATATATGTACCACGAAGGAACTAATGCGTATTTAGAGAACTCGGTAAGTGGAGGATTTTTTAATTTAACGCAAGTAGGAGCAGGGTATTTTTCTTTTAATACCAATTCAGCCGAGCGAATGCGCATCACTAGTGGCGGCAACGTCGGCATTGGGACGACGGCGCCAGGACAAAAACTACAAATAGACAGCCCTCTCCGTACAGAATTCTATGGCACCGATAGTTCATCTCCAGCAGATGCAATGAATATTGTAGGAACTGGAGCATCTAGAGCATTAGGGACAGGTTCAGCACTTTTATTCTCGGTTCCTGCTAATACAGATGGAACTAATACGTGGGCTCAGGCCCGTATTTTAGGAACAGGTGATAATGCAACTAACGGAAGTGCTGAAGGTGCGATGTTCTTACAAACAAGAGCGTTATATAACCCCGGAGTAGGGGGTTCTTGGAACTGGAGAACTAATATGGTTCTTAGAGCATCTGGCAACGTCGGGATTGGTACGACTAGTCCGGCAGCTACCCTTCAAGTATCTAAGGGTGGCGTAGTATTTCAAATAACAGATACTAATAAAACAGCAAACAATAGTCTTTGGATTCAAGCATTAAGTCAAACGTCTTGGGGAATAGGAACTGCTGACAATTCAGCATCAGGGACTAAAATAACACTTACTGATGGTGGCAACGTCGGTATTGGGGCGACGGCTCCAGTTAGCAAACTTCAAGTAAACCATAGTGCTGCACCAAGTTTTAATGCCAATGGAGGTGCTAATGCTTTAACATTAGTTCGTACTGGCGGAAGTGGTGCCGAAGGAACATTTGGTGCTGGACTTGTATTCTCACAACCTTATTTAACTGATGATGCTAGCATTGGTGTTGGCGGCATATATGGTGTAAAAAATAATGGCAATGGCACATTTGGAGGTGGCTTAGCATTTTTTGCACAACCGAACTCTGCATCAAATATGTTTGAGGTAATGCGCATCACCTCTGCAGGCAACGTCGGCATTGGGACGACTACGCCAGATAGTGCTTTAGACCTAGGTGCCGCAAGTCAAGGTAGAGCCTTAACGTGGGAAAGTTACTCCAATGTGTTCAGTGCATATAGTTCTGGCAATCTTGTACTAGCACAGAACTTCTATGGAGACACTGCGACCGACACTTACAAAACTTCGTTAACCGCTTCTTATGGTGCGGCTGGTATTTTGATTAGTGGTACGGCTGCTGGTCTCAACGGAGTGATGCGTTTTTACGTCGATAATGCTGCCGCAAAAACCGCTGGCGCAGCGTTTACTCCGACTGAGAGAATGCAAATTAGCGGTAATGGCGCTATTAAATTTAGCACCTATGGCGCTGGAACCTTCACGGGCACTGCCGCTTACAACTTAGGTGTCGACTCTAGCGGTAACGTTATCGAACTACCTGGCGGTGTAGTAGACGGAAGCGGAACGGCTAACTACGTTTCGAAATGGACGGACGCGAATACAATTGCAAATAGCGCCATATATAATAGCACTAATTATGTTGCTATAAATACAACTACTGGTACAACATTTGCTCTTGATGTTTTTTCTAATAACGCCGCTTATAACTCAAGATTCTATCAGCCTTCAACTAGTACGGCAGACTATGTAAGTATTTTAGTGAGTGGCGCAATGACTAGCGCCGTTGGATATTTAGGTGCTGGTGGGTCAACTGCTGGTAATGCTAGTTTCCAAGATGCGGTAGTAATTGGCACACAATCAAACCATCGTTTAGTATTTAATACGAACGATGCCGAACGAATGCGCCTTACTGCGGGAGGCAACTTCCTCATCGGAACAACAACGGACTCAGGCTACAAACTTGATGTGAGTGGTACGGGTAGGTTCACAAGTTTACTTCAAGTAAACGGCCCATCGGGCGAAGCAAGAACAGACTTACAGGGTATAAATTTATATAACGCTAATAATGATTATCGTATAAGTTTTGATTCACAGAGTGGAACAAAAGGGTTTATTAGATACAATGTAGACACCGCTGCTTCATCTTCTCACGGCCATATATTCTCTGCTGGGGATTATAATGGCTCTGTAACCGACCTTATGCTTGTACGCGCAGATGGCAACGTCGGCATTGGGACGACGGCTCCAGTATCTGCTCTTAGCGTAGTTGGGAAGACAAATCTTGGTAATCAAGCAAGTGGATTTTACGTAACTCCATCAACACTCCATATTGCTAGCTCTACTGTTTCTCAAATATCATTTGAGGATTACGTAGTGACTGCGGCAATTGCAATAGCAAACAATACTTTTGCTTTTGGTCATCAAAACGCATCTCCATCATACGAATTCAAGCATAGTAATACGTACAATGGGAACTATGCCACAACTGGAACTACGTTTGCAAGATTTAACCCAACAACAAGTTATATAAGCGCAGGCAACGTCGGCATTGGCACTACTATTCCTGGCTCTAAATTGCAAGTAACAGCTACGTCTAATAGTGCAACAACAGTAGATAACGGAATAACAATACTAAACGATTCTGGCGTCAATAATTGTCTTGCTGGCATTAGATTGTCTACTTACGGAGATTCGGATGGAGGTCTTTACCCAAAGCAATTTATAGGCGCAATTCGTGATGGAGATTTCGGTGCGGGCAAGGGAAGTATAGTGTTCTGCAACAGAGATGCCGCAGATACATCTGTTGTTGCTCTGTCTGACGAAAAGATGAGAATTTTACCAAGTGGCAACGTAGGCATTGGGACGAC